AGTACAGGCCAAGCTTCTTCTGTTTTTTGTATTAATTTTGCTGGCGGTGCAGGCGGTAATGGCGGCGCTGTTGGGAATGATGGTCAGTTAGGAGCATTTGCTGATACAAGTAATTCAAATATAAGTTCTCCAACTAACTCCAGCTCCAACCCCTCTGGAATTGGCAATAATGTTAGTGGCACTGGTGCGCCATTATCGGGTCACGGTGGGTCGGGTTTTCCGGCCACTCCTGATGGCTACGGTGTTGGCGGCGGAGGTGGCGGTGGAGCTGGGGTAACTAATGCCGGACAAGACGCTAATGATCGTGGCGCTAGGGATGGTGGAAACCCCGGAGGTGGCGCAAGCGGAAACGGGGCATCTAACCTCCCATCTGGGCCAGCTAACGCGCAGAACGGCTCAGGCGCAAACGCAGAAAGAGCAGGCGGTGGCGGCGGTGGTGGTGGTGTAGTCCGCTATCAGGCAACTCAGGATGCAGTAGGTTTCTTTACTTCTGGCGGGGCTGGAGGTGGTCGTGGAAACGCAGGTGGTGGTGGTCAACCCGGAAATCCCGGCCAAGCTGGAAGCCCATCTACATCTAACGGTGTTACTGTTTGTTCGGGAACATCATATCCCGTTACGGTAGCAAGCGGTGGTCAAATTGTTGTCAATTGGAATCCTCAATAATGGCAAAAAGTAGATTAGATAAAGCGCGTGAAGAAGCCGAAATTGCTCAGACTAAGGCCCGAGAGGAGGCTACAATTGCCTCTATAAAAGCAGAGGCCGCAGGTCGGGCAAGGGGTCTGACAGTAGGTACGGCTTTTGGTGGAACCACAGAAATCGCAATGCGTGGCAATGATGGCAGGTATGTGTATAGTCTTCTTCAACCTGTTGAAGTAATAGAGCTTATACATCAACTATCGGCAAATGTTGGATGTCACCTAAAGCTTTTGCCCAGACACGATTTTGCAAGTTGGCGAGATTGGAAGGTTACTGAGGAGGAGCTTTCTCACTTTCGTGGTAATCAACCGCTTCCCGGTATGGGTCATCCTCCGCATGTTAATGATATGGCTCCACACAAAGATGAAGGAGGCGGAGTATTGCCTGCTCCAGAAAATCAAAAAGGCGTTCCTATAGCCTTGAAGGGTGAAGAGAATGTTATGGCAATTGAAGAGGCTGTCAACAAACGAAGCTCTCAGTGAGGCCGGAGAATTACCTCAAGATTGGGGGCCAATTTTTGGACTTGAGGGCGTTAAGGATCGGCTAGGCGATTTGTCTTGGCTTGGCAAGCATTATGAAGATATGGGGTGGGTTGAGGTTGAAGGTGAATTGCCGCCTCTCCCAGCAGAAGCAACTCCATCTGAGATTGTCTGGCAAAAGGCAAAAGACCTCCTAAAAGATTCTGACTGGTCTATGATTTCTGATGTGCCTATGACAGTTAGACAGAAGCAATTGTGGATAGAATATCGCAAAGCCTTAAGAGACATTAGGCTTCAACCAAATTTCCCTGAAGTGGATTGGCCTAAAAAGCCTGAGTAATATGGACAAGAGCCTAGACTTCGGACTGCCGCTATTCAAAACAAAAGCTGTTGGTCATCAATCTAACAAATCAAAAATAGTAGAGTGTATTGAGTCTGGCACAAAGTACGGAATAGATAGCAGTAATATAAAACTTTCTAGTTGTGATTGGCATGTCATAGGCGCGAAGAAAGAGTATTGGGAATACAGCCAGTGCGATATACAAAGTCATGTAGAAGAGGTGGCCCGTTCTTTAAACTTTTCAGAATGGTCAATAAACGATTACTGGTATCAGTATTACAGGACAAATGATTTTCACGATTGGCATGTTCACGGTAACTGCATGTTCGTTGGTGTTTATTATGTCAAGTTAAGCGCAGATCACCCAAAGATACTATTTAGCTGGGAAGGGAAAGAGTACGCTTCCCCAGTAGAGGAGGGAGATATCATTACATTTCCCTCCTTTCTTCATCATAGAGCGCCAAAGAATGAGACTGAAGATAGCAAGTTAATAATATCTTTTAATGTTAATTTCAATATTGGCGTTTATGAGTGAAGTACAGGATTAGGTTCAATAAGTCTAGAGGTCAGCCCGGAAGAGGATCTGAGCAGCACGTTTGGAGAGTTCTTCAAGGTGAAGATGAGTTACTTGCCAAGCATGTAGTGATTGAGGTTCCTTCTCACAGTGAGCAAGAAGGCCCAGACTGGAATATTGTGTGTGATGGAAGACTAATGTTTTTTAAAGACACCGATACTGTTGTGATATGCAAATAAATTTTTATCGAAAAGATAATTTAAGTTATGCCGTTATAGATGAGTATTTTACTGATGAAGAATATTCGGAAGTCTTGTCAGAGGTTAGAGATTTAAAGCGTTTGTCTGTAAACCCAAAGCTCACTGCCTCAGCTAAGAATAAATCTGGCGATACGCTGAAGACAGGTAATGGTGTTTTTGTAGATCAATTGTATCAATGTAATAGAGGCGCATCTCCGTTGCTTCGCACTGGAAGAAAAATATTTGACGAAAAATTATGTGACGCTTTAGAAAAATGCGATGTCATATTCAACGCTATAAGAGAATCTAATGTAGACACTATGCTTATAAATTATTATTCGCCGGGCGAAGTTTACAAAACGCATAAAGATACTTGCAATATAACGGCAATATCTTTAATGGGTTGGGGCGATTTCTCTGGTGGGGGATTTTGTTTCCCAGATCAAGACATAACCGTTAGTTTTAAACAAGGCCGAACAGTTGTATTCCCCTCATGCGCTAATCATTCTAGCGAACCTATTCAGGGTTCTGATGAAGATTGCAGGGTTTCTGTAGCGCATTTTATGTGGGGAGAAAAATGAAGAGGTTTTTAAAATTAGCAAAACAAACCGTGATGGTATAGCAATGTAAATCCTAGAGATAACAGATCAGGTGTCATCCTGTGGCGAGGTGTAGAATGGCAGCGGAGATCTTAGCAGCAGTAAAAATTTGCGCCTCTACTTATCGATTTATAAAAAGTGCTGTGCATGAAGGCGAAGAAATAACAAACATGACCAAGGCTATTAGTAAGTTTTGGGATGCCAGAGAACAAGTCAGCATAATTGAGCAAAAAGCAACGAACCAAAGCAAGATAGAAAAATTGTTTGGCGGTAAGTCTATAGAAAGTCAGGCTTTAGAAATAACGCTTCAGAAACAAAAAGCAGTCCAGCTAGAAAGAGACTTGAAAGAACTATTTTATTGGACAGGTAATGGCAATCTTTGGCAAGACATGATCAGAGAGCGCACCAGATTAAGAAATATGCGTATCTCTGAGGCAAAAAGAAAGGCAGAAACTAGGGCGCTTATGATTGATTGTTCAATGGTTGTGGTGTTTTTAATAATGTCTGTTTTAATTGTACTTGGAATTGCTAACGTGGTGGTTGATTGATGGAACTCACAGGACAAATTGTTTTTGATGTAATTATCCTGATCGGTGGCTTTCTGGCAGCGTGGGCATACACTCGTATCTATACGTTGTTAGATCGAATAGATTCGGAGATGAAAACGATACCTGAAAAATATGTTGCTAAAGATGATTACAGAGAGGACATCAGAGAGATTAAAGAGATGTTGGGTGCTATTTTCAAGCGACTAGAAAACAAGAGGGATAAATGAAACTTGATCCTGTACTTCTTAATATGGCCTGTAGCTGGGCGATGAACGCCTACAAAAAGCGGAACAAAGTAGATGCTATTCACATAGAGAGCAAGTGGACATCTACTACAGTATATGTGGCTAAACGAAAAACTATAGACATCATAGCTTTCAGAGGCACACAACAGGGCAGAGATTGGCTAACAGACGCGCTCGTAGTCCCCGTTCCGTATGCGGGTAGGCTGTGCCACGGTGGGTTTACTTTGGCACACAAGTCAGTCTGGAAAGAAGTTAAGAAACACATTGATCCCAATAAACGTACTTTAATTTGCGGTCATAGTCTTGGTGGTGCGTTAGCAGAGCTATCGGCCTCTATGCTGAATGGCGAGCACGACAACATAAACTTAATTACCTTCGGTAAGCCAAACGTATTCTTTAAGGGCTTTAAGAAGCCAATGACGCTGGATAATCAAATATCTTGTGTGCAGGGCAGCGATATGGTCGCTAGAATTCCCCGACTTTGTTACGGCCCATCAAGCTCACAGACTATGTTGTACTTCAGCAATACTGGCCCCGATTACATAGACCCTAGCAAAGATACTAGAAAAGCTGATAGAGGTGATTTAAAAGACCGGATAGCTGACCATATGATGGACGGCTATAAAGAAAGGTTGAAGCTATTCCTTGACGGGCAAGAACGAGAAGCTAAGAAAGTTGTCCCCCTAACTAAAGGCGAATTAAAAGAGCTAAAGAGGATAGAAGATGAAATCGATTTCCCTAGTGCTAACTAGTTTAGTTTTTTTATCAACAGGTTGTACAGTCTCTGAAGAGATGATAGCCAACAAGCAGCTATACTGCTCCTCTGTTTACAAATCAATCCGGGCAGTTGGTCGGACTGCCACCGAAGTCACTACTGGTATTGCTATACCAGATGTCTGCGATACGATAGATGCTATCGTGGAGGAAGACACTGTGGGAAAGCCGTCAGAAATATAGATGCCTTGACTAGGCTCTATTTGTTGACGTTGTAATGGATGATCATATCGCCTGATAATCAGGTTGCAACATACTCAGCAACTCAGCCAAATACCACCCAAACCCTGACGATAGTCCTCTCCTCTGACGCAGTTCAAGAGTTAGACCTGCCAGAGGGTCAAGTAGTTAAAGGGACAGTATCTGAAGACGGCAAGTCAATAACGCTAGAAACTGAAAACGGTACAGTAAATTTAGTAGGCAGTTTTGCACAAGTTTCTGGTGAAGATGTAAATGTTAGGGTTAAGTCAACAGGAGCGCCTGCTGACACAGAAGTCAAAGAAGGGCTAAAGACAGAAGGCCAAGAGCCGACAAGACAGTCCAAGCTAGACCAAGTATTTGAAAATACAGCCGCCAAGGTAGATGACAGCGAAGATGTTGAAAAACTTCTCACAGACTTAAAAGCGGCAATAGAAAGCGGTGAAAGCTCTGTCTTTGGCGAGTTAGAACTATTTTCTGATTTACCACCTGTCGAGGTGGACATAAGCCAAGTTGATACTGAGAAAGACTCTTTTTTGTGGGAGGCTCCAGAGGCCAGAGAATCTGAGGAAGCAGCGGAAGGCAGTAATTCAGTTGACTTCGGTGATGGCGAGATAAATTCTGGCGAAGAAGAATGGATGGGCTTCGATCAGTTATTAGGCAGTGATGATGATTGGGAAATCAACATAGATACAGAGATAGGCGATAGAGATCACATCTGGTTGCAAGGCAGAGTCAGCGATAACCACGGACGTTTTAACATGTGGTTCGACAATGTTGGTACAGCAGCTTACGCCAAACAGAACATCAACGAAGTTGCTCAGAAAATAGAGAGCTTCGGTATAATAATAGACCACTTGGGTATTGCCCCTTATCCAAGAGACAGAGTAGAAGACCCACCTAAAAGCACTTTTATGATCGAGGTTTAGATGAGCAAGTTAAAAGGACTTTTGTCCACGCTTGCACCTACAATCGGAAAGGTTGTGGGTAGCAGTCACCCGTTGGGTGGTATGGCTATTAAAATTGTGGCTGATAAGCTTGGCGTGTCAAATACGACTGATCCGGCAAAGTTAGAGAAATATATAGAGGAAAACCCTAACTCTATAGAGTTATTGCAGGAAGCTGAAACAGAGTTTTCTAAAACTTTGGAAGAACGAAAGATAGATTTAGAAAATTTTAAAGTAGAGGTACAAGACAGGCAAGCTGCCAGAGAGATATTTGGTGAAGATCCTACTCCAAAAATATTTGCAATTATTAGCCTTGTTGGGTTTTTAGCTTACATATTTTTAGTAACCTTTCGCGCTGAAGATGTAGACGATGCTCTGGCTAATATAATTTTGGGATATCTCGGCGGACTTATTTCGGGCATTTCAGCGTTCTTCTTCGGGTCAAGTAATAATAGAGGCAGCTAATGGATAAGTTACTGGCTATGCTAAAACGGCATGAGGGCGTAGAGTCTCATGCATATGAATGCTCTGAGAATAAGATCACTGTAGGTGTTGGTCGTTGCATAGATCAAAAGGGCGGTATTGGTTTGTCTGATGACGAGATTGACTATCTTTTACAGAACGATATTGAGCGCGTTATTAAAGAACTTTCTTCTGAATATTCTTGGTTTAACTCTCTGGATGATGTTCGCAAAGATGCGATAGTAGATATCTCCTTTAATCTTGGGCAAACCAGACTCAGGCTTTTTAAAAGAGCTTTGGCAGCGATGGACTCTGGCGATTATAAAGAAGCTGCTACAGAATTCCTTGACTCCAGATGGGCAAAGCAGGTCGGAGGTCGAGCGTTAGAGTTGACTGATATGATATCCAGCGGTGAGTATGCAGATGGCTAACCCATATATATTTACAGCTACGGTATCCAAAATTGTTGATGGAGACACAATGTATGTTACTGACATCAATTTGGGTTTTGGGGTTGTTAATCGTGGTGATACTGGGCGGGGTATTTGTTTGCGTCTTAATGGAGTTGATACTCCAGAATCTAGGACAAGAGATTTGGAAGAAAAGCGTTACGGACTCGCAGCAAAAGCATTTGTCCAAGCGTTCTCTCCGGTAGGCACTGAAGTTACTCTTAGAACCTACGAGAAGGGGAAGTACGGGCGGTGGCTGGCTGACATTAAGGTAGGAAACAAGTGGTTATGCAAAGAGCTTATAAACAATTATCATGCGGTTCAGTATGAAGGACAGAGTAAAAAAGAAATAAAGAAAGCTCATCTTGCTAATAGGCTAAAGGTAAATTTAGATGTTGGTTAAATATAAGTTTGCTCCCGGCGTTAATAAGGAAGGCACAGAGTACACCGCTGATAGTGGGTGGTACGACTCAGATAAAATTAGATTTCGTAAGGGCCGTCCAGAGCAGATAGGCGGATGGCAAAAGTATTCATCGAATACATTTCTTGGAATATGCAGGTCAATACATGATTGGAAAGCTGCTGCCGCTACTGATTATCTGGGACTTGGAACAACTTTAAAATATTACATTAATAGGGGGGATGCTTATTACGATGTCACCCCTATCAGAGAAACCACTTCTGCGGGTGATGTTACATTTGCCGCAGTAAATGGAGATGCAACTCT